GATTGTTCCCAATCTTTTCTAGATGATTTATATTCCATGTAGTTATCAACCATCTCGTTTCCGATTGGTTCTAAAATATCTTCGGGTAAAATGTCAGCCAAGTTATCAAAATGATTCTCGGTTCCTGGAACATTGATTGCTCCTGGTTCAAAGTCTAGTGTAACTCCACCATCCTCTTCAGGTATAATTTCTACGGGACCTTGTTCTACAATCTCTTCTTGTTCTGTAACTTCTTCTTCAGCTGGTATTTCTACTTCTGTTCTAAGTTCATTAGGAAGGGACTTATCTATATCTGCCATTTAAAATTTCTCCAATGTTAGCTTCTAACTTGTTTTAAAGGAACTTTCAACCCTTGTGGTGTTGGTCCTGATTTTGGTGGTGGGCCAGATTTCACTCCGCCTGAACCAAGTGGCTTATCAATCATTCCACCCTTCTTCTTACCTTCTCTCATCTGTCTTAGAGCTTCACTGATAGCAGAGTCTAAAGACATGTCTACTCTTAAATCTTTTACAATATTATTAAATTTTTGTTGTGTGGCTTTATCACTGTTAGCCATGTACTTCTTGCCGTAGTCCATTAATAATAATTCCTTTTCTTCTTCTCAACGACTTCATCCACATAATCTTCGGGATGTTCAATTAATCCACCTTGTCTAAATCTCATGATCGCTTGTGTAGTGGAGTCGACCAAGTCATCATGATCCCCATACGGAAAGGCTGCACATTCTTCAATGACCTCTTCCGCAAACTTTTTCTCAGGAGCCCATATCATACCAGATTCGAACAAAGGTGCAACCGCATTTACACGAGCATGTTTGTCGTTTCCACGACTTGGAGTAAAGTTCATTACTGGAATATCCATTTTCCTTAATTCATAGGTCAAAGGCAAACCAGATGCTTTAGCCTCAATGATTACTGTTTCAGGATTCCAATATCTATACTGCTCAAGAGCAAGTCTTTTTAATTCTGGAAACTCATACCGACCTTTGATTGAATCCAATAATATTAAATTAGCACCTGAGTCTTCACTTGGATACCAAACACCCCAAGTCGTAATAGCAGAGTAATCCGCTGTTTCTTTTTTAAGGAATGCGGTATCATAAGATTGTATGACATGATAAATGGCTGGAATGTCATCGCCTTCATAAGTCCTCCACCACTCACGTTTTAAGATCGCACCTTCTTCACTAGTTGGTTGTTGCATCCATTGCGCGTTCCACTTAGCAACAGGTAATGCAGCTTTTACTTTTTCTAACTCATCCATCTTCCAATACTCAGGCCAGACAGGTTTAGGATCCTCTGATTCATGGTCCATGATTGCTGGAAACTCAACCACATGCCACTTATCTGTTTTCTCCTCTTTCTGTGAAGCGACCAAGGCTCCTGTTAAATCTCTTGTAGACCAACGCGTCATTACTAAAATAATTTTACCACCAGGTTGCAAACGCTGACGTGGACCTGATGTATACCATTCATAAGCTTTCTCTAAAGATACTTTGGACATTGCGTCTTGCTCCGAGTGTGGGTCATCAATGATCAATAAATCCGCACCACGACCCGTGATCGCTCCGCCAACACCCGCTGCAAAATATTCACCGCCTTGTGAGGTTTCCCATCTCCCTGCTGCCTGACTATCTTCACTGAGTGTTGTATCAAAAATTTTTCTGTAATCATCACTATCAATTAGGTTCTTGGCTTTACGACCAAACCTGATTGCGAGTTCTGCCGTGTGTGTTGCTTGAATGATCTTTAACTTTGGATCACGGCCCACCATCCATGCTGGCAATAAGTATGACGCAAATTCTGATTTGGTATGTCTGGGTGGCATGTTGATAATTAATCTATTTATTTCACCCGTGGCTAGTTCATTAAATTTTTTTGCAATGTGCCTGTGGTGGGACCCCTCTACAAAATCTGGCCAAACGCATTTGACAAAAGAAAGGAAGTCATCTTTAGCTTTATTCCGTATCTTTTTTTCAGCATGTAATACTTGAAGTTGTTTAAATGTCTTCCGTATATCAGCAGGTAGTTTAGTTATATCTATATCATTCGGTTTCATAAAAAATTTTTATAAAATTTTTTTGGCATCACATTGATGTTTAATAAGTTTTTTACAGCCTATGACAATATAAATCAAGCATATATATACATACATTAGGATCCCTATCTAGAGTTAAAGGGGGTGGGGGGTCTTCGACGCTTTGATTTTTGGTGTCGATTTGGTACCTCTATTATTAAATAAATAAGCTAGCGTCAAGGATCATGGGTCACTGAACACAAAAAACCCGCCCTTGAAACAAGGGCGGGTTGTTAATTAACTATTGAGAGTTTATATATTGTTATTAATATGATGTAAGGTTCTAAAAAATATTAGTACACCAGAAGCAATTATAATTAATGGTACATACATCGGCATTATCATTGAAGCATAATTACTAAACAAAGCAATCACGCCTAAAAACATTAAACCGAAACCTGATAATAAACCTAGTATTAAAAGAGTTTTAATCATTATAATGATCCATTTTTAATTGGTTTAATAAACTCAATCTTTTTAATTCCAATGCCATTTTTATATGGAATTACTTTATATGGTATCGGACTTTCAAGCCCCGTTTTAGTTGCTTGCTCAATGTATTGTTTCCAATCATGAGCGGGGTTTTTTTCTTTATTCATGTTTCATTGTCCTTTGTTAGTTGTTAAGGCTTGACAATATCAAAATTAAATATAGTGTCAAGGATAATAAACTAAAATAAAGGACAATAAAAATGACTAAATATAATGGGTGGTCTAACTATGAAACTTGGAATTTCAAGTTATGGTTAGATAATGATCAAGATGTATATAATTATATCATTGATGAGATTAAAAAAATTAAGGCTATTGGATATGATGCCGAGACTTATGAAGTGTCTAATTTTTTAAGATCTTATATTGATGATAATATGCCAAATTTAAATGTATCAACTAAAAGCCAATCGGTTCATGGTTCAATGTCCGATAAAAATGGCTTTTATCAAGATATCTTAAACACGGCTTTAAGAGATATTAATACTTATGAGATAGCTGAAAGCTATCTTGAAGATATTAAGCAAGTTGCTTAAAAGTTCCTTGACCCGTGACCCATTGGTCACGGGTCATTGTCCGTAGGTTTTAAGCTTTGAAACCTACGGGTAAGGTTTTATTTTTATTTTATTTTACAAGGCACAAGCTAGAAATTTCATGTTTCAACACTCAAGCTAAAAAATTCCATGTTTCAAGGCGCAAGCGCCCTAGATTATGGCGCATGGATCACGGAAAAAGGTTTTTGAAAAAGTTTTGCAAGGCCAACGGGTCTCTGGTTTTTGCTAGTTAATAACTTGATCACAACGGGGTCAAATCAAATAGAAATTTAAAGAAAATATATATTAATCAATACTAATTTAATTAATAGGTGGGGTCAAAATTCAAGGTTATTAACAGTCCATACAATAGTTTTTATGGTGGCTATAATCGGGTCTTAAAGGCGTTAAACATTTAAAACAATTGCCTCGCATATCCTTATATTTTCCCTTGATTGAGTGGGTCACACCATAAGTTAAGCGCAATTTGTTAATACTCATTTTTTTAAACTCATGTAATTCGTGGGGCAAAAAGAAAATATTAAAGTCTTTTTTAGTTAATAGTCTATTTTTTTCTAATTCTTTTGTATTCATCATATAACCTTGACAATTCATAAGTGTTGCATTTGTCTATATATTCATTCAATTCAACCCGCATTTGTTTACGCTCTTCAAACGCCCGTTGTTTATTGCCGTCTATAACTTCAAAATGATCTTCTTTTAATTCAGCCATTATTCAGCCTTTGTTTTATTTAAATGTTTTTCAAGCCACAATCTAACCTTAACACGGCTAGCGCTATCTAAAGTCAAGTCATCTATTTCAAGAAATAGATTTTGTAATAATCTAAACTTACCTATGTCCGAAGATATGGCGCTCGTGTTAGCGTGAGTTTGACCTACAATCTTAAGCAAGTTTTCTAAATGTGTATCTTTATTATTTATTGTCATATTATCCTTATTGTTAGTTTATATCTTTATGTGGGGGATAATAAAGGATACTATCCCCCCGTGTCAAGTGTTAATTATAACTTTTATTTTCTAATTGAAGCGCTTTTGTCTTATTCCAAACAATGCCGACACCGTTTAAGACTTTCTCTAATACGATGTTTAATTGCTCGGGTACACCACACTCAAAAACTGAATTGATTGCGCTTTGTTTATACAGTTTTAATTCCTTAACTTTTTTGCCTTCTGGTGTTTTTTCAGCTTCAATTTGTGCAAGATATTGCGCCCATTCTCTTAATTGATCTCGGCAATCGGACGGTTCAATACCCTTGCTATTATAAGAATTACGATATCGACTATCTTTATCTTTAGCGTCAAATTTATAATTCAATTGACCCTTGAGATCGGGGTCTTTTATTTTACCAAAAAAGGTTTGGGCTTTCCGTTGTTTTATTTCTAATTGCTCGATTGCTTGCTCGAGTTCTTTTATTACAACATCGGCTTTTATTTTTTTGGCAAGTTTCAATTCAGCGCTTTCAGTCAAATCAGCAACTATTGATTTCACGCTCAATTGGGCTTGATCGATAAGCGGGTCAATCTCATTATTGATACGCTTTTTTAAATGCTCCAACTGATATTTAGTTGGATATGTTGATTTAGTCATATTATCCCTTTTGTTATTGTTAATATATTATCCTATATAGTCCTTGACAAAGATGAAGTCAAGCATTATATATAAAAATGTTATTGTCCTAACACCCGCTATTTATGGGATAGCGGGGTCAATAACAGAATAAAAAAATAAATAACAATGGACAAATAATTATGAAATATAAATATAAACCACAAAAAAAGCTTTTAGGGTCTTCAACCTTTAAAATGCAAAAATCAAAAGGATATAAATATTTAAGTGAAATATTACACCTAGCGCCCTCTAAAATAGGTGGTGTTAATATATGCGCTAACGCTAGCCCCGTTTGTATTGACTTATGTTTAAACACTAGCGGGCGGGGTCAAATGACAAGCGTACAAAAATCAAGATTAAATAAAAAATATTACTTCCTGGCCGATAGGCTTAAATTCTTAAATCATTTAGATAAAGAAATTAAATTGAGTTATGAGCGGGCAAAAAGAAAAAAATTAAAATATACTGTTAGATTAAACGGGACAAGTGATCTCCCATTTGAGCGTTATAGATTAGAAAATGGGCTTAATCTTATGGACAATAATCCACAAGTACAATTCGTTGATTATACCAAAGTCACAAATAGATTAGACAAAAAGAATAAAATACCTAAAAATTATGACCTAACCTACTCACAAGCCGAGAATAATTTAAATGATGTTAAACAAATATTAAAAACAAAATACAATATTGCAACAGTATTTAGAAAAAAACTACCTAAAAAATGGTTAGGCCGTAAAGTTATAAACGGGGATAAACACGACTTAAGACACCTTGACCCGAAAAAAGTTATAGTAGGTTTGATTGCTAAAGGTAAGGCAATTAAAAATTTTAATGGATTTGTGCAAGATGTATAATTTTGTGCGGATATTGGTTGACTACCAATTAATATATAGGCGGGGTTTGAAGTTTGGGTCGTTTACCACTTCTGCCCCGTTTAAAACTAACAAGCGACAAGCTCAAGCGACAAACTCAAGCGACAAGCGAGCAGAAAGGATAATATGATACACTTACACGTTTTAGAAATAGAAAAAAATATAGATAATGGAACACAAGGATTTTCTTTAAAAGAATTTAGAGAATTTAGAGAACAAGTTGAAAATTATTTAGATAGTAAAGAGAATGATCTAATAGATGAAGAGGAAAACCAACAAGCGAGCGAGCAGAAGGGATAATATGAAAAAATATGAAAACTATGTTGTTATAACAGATGACAAAGGTAAAAAACGGGCGTTTTATAATTTTCACGAATTAATAAAATATTTAGATAGTTTTAAAATGTCATTTTTACCAGATGATTTTACATATACAATACACGAAGATTAACAAGCGAGCAGAAGGGATAATATGAAAAAATATGAAGTAAAAATACCAATGTGTTTAGTTGGTATAGTTGAAGCTAAAAATGAAAATGAAGCAATAGAAATAGCTTCTGAATCTTTTGATATAGATAATACACCTTGTGAATGGTGGGATATCGTTGAACCACAAGCGAGCGAGCAGAAGGGATAATATGGGCGTACTATTTGATAGTGGATTGTCAGTTAATATAGCTGATGAAGAGGATAATGAAGATTATCCAGAGTTTAGAAAAATAGAAGATGTACTTTTATTTCATAAACATAAAGATAAAGATGGTGAGGTTATTTTATTAGATGAAGATAACACCTATTGGAATATTAAATTATATATTAAAAAAAAATATCCAAATATTCCTATAAAAATAATTAATGAAGGGAGGGGCGATTAATATGACAAAACATAAAATAACTGATTGGACAATTACTGCAACAGTAGAACGACCAGACGGTACTTGGTACGATCACACTATTACTGATTTTCCAGAGCATATTGGAATTACAATAAATGAATGGTTGCAAGATTATAAAACAACAGAAGAGGAAAGTAATGAAGAAGAAAAAATATAAACTACCAGAACATTATTTTTGTATGAATGATTTGACACCTGGATTTGAAGTTGAAGAGTGTATCATACAAGAATGTGAGAGTGCGGGGCTAGAGATAACAGAAGATGAAGACCTTGCAGAAGAGCGGGGTTATGACCGAGCATTTGAAGTTGTTAACCCATATAAAGATAAACTTAAAAAAGTTTTAGAGATTTGTAAAATTAATTCTAGTAAGAATTGGGATGATGATTTTGAAAACAAAGCAGAAGATGAGTTTAACGAAATAGTAAAAATAATAGAGGAGATAGAATAATGAGTGATGATAGATATATAACTAGAGATATGTTGACAGAAGAAAGTTATGAAGGCAATAATTTTTCAGAAGGTAATGCAGTAATATATGATTTACGAAATGGTAAAACAAATATTATTTGTTTTTGTAGTGATGAGAGTGTAGCTAAAGGAATTGCAGAAGGTTTAAACTTATTAGATAATCTAGAGGCAGACGGAATAGATTTAAAACCTACAAGCTAGAGAAATACTTTACACAATCCTCAAGCGAATCAACCACAGGCTCAAGCGATGACAACGATGAATCCACAAGCGCAAGCGATTGCTTGCCTTCAAATAACAAATGTTTATCCTTCCACTGCACAAGCACAAAAGAATTCTTAGGATGGGTGACATGAAACGATACTTGATGAGGGGACAGGCGAGCCCTGTTGCCACTTGCTACTTTTAATTCTACAGTGAAAAAGTTGCAGTTATTATTATAGCCCAATAGATCGGGAGTACCAAGTAGGCTAAGGTTTTCCAACCTAGTCCAAATGATATCTTTTGAAACACTTTTAAGTTTTTTATATAATTTATTTTCTGGGCCCACAATTGCATTAATAATCCTTCTGAAGTTTATCTGGTAAGATAAGACTCGAAGGTTTTTCAGTTTTTAAAACTAATCTGTGTGCACTATGACCTGGCTGACCTATAATTGGAACGGCATTTTCATGTACTTCCATTCTTCTGATAGCGTGTAGTTTTCCTTTTATCTCTACATAGATAACGGCATTCTTAACTGCGTCACTACCTTTTGTAAAGTTGCTTAAAAACAACTGCAAGTCTTGTACTCTCATGAATCTTTTTGTCTTAACTTAGCTGACAAGTCCTCTATCACTTTTCTGTATCCTTGCAAGAGATTTTTATTAGATTCATTCTCAGATGATATTTTTTTAAAATTAAAGACTTCTTTTTTTAAAACATCAACCAAGAACTCATACCCTTTGATGGTCTGCCTAAGCTCATCAATCTGTCTAGTCAAATCTAACTGACCCCGATCCTCTTTTGGCTCTAGTTTAACCTCATTCTCATGAGTTATGTCTTCCCTGTGTTCTTTTAAATGTGTGTAGGTACGTTTTTCTTTCATTATTGACTTTATAGGATAATTCAATTAAATTGTCAAACATGGGAGTTCCAAAAAGATTGACAGAATTACAGAGAAAGTTTGCTGAGATATTAGTATTTGGTGACAAAGATGGTAAGCCAGTGACAAAAACTGAGGCGGCAAGATTAGCAGGCTTTAGTGAGAATAGGTTAAGTCAAGAAGGATACGAGTTAACCAATCCCAAATATCATCCCCTAGTTGTAGATTACATAGGCAAATTAAGAGAAGAAAAAATCCAGAAATATATGGTAACATTTGATGGACATTTAGCAGAATTAGATCGTATCAAAGAAAAAGCACTTAAAAAGAATTCATTCTCAACGGCGGGTAATATGGAGATAGCTAGAGGTAAAGCGGCGGGTCTGTACATAGATAGAAAAATTATTAAAACAGGTAAGTTGGAAGATTTATCTGAGAAAGAATTAGAAGCAAAAATGAAACAAATATTAGAAGACTATGCACCTATTCTAAATGCAAAACAGATAGAAGGAGAAATTATATCTTCTGAATCTTCTTCACCCACTGACGAGGAATCATCGTTCGATCCCCAAAAGTAATACCATCTTCATCTTTATCATAAGAGGCAAATACTTTTACTGACTTATCATCTTTGGAATATAACCAACCTTCGTTAACAGGATAGGCAAGTTTCATCTTATCGAACTCTTTTTCATTAGCCCAAGCCGAGTCACTTACGCAGTCGACCCACTCCACTCTGACTTTTTGAAAAGGTATATCAGGAGTTGTTTCAGTGTTGATAGCTTTACGTCTTTTTCTAGGCATATTTCTCTATATCATCCCTATAAGAGATGTACCAGATAAATCACTACACTAATTTTCCATTTATTTGTCCTGGCT